TACAATATCTTTGAGAGAAAAAATACCATTTTCTTCCAAATTTATTGACATATTTTCACCAGGATCAGTTTGTAAGAATTTTTTAACCACAGGATCCGCATTTTTCCACTCATCAGTTTGTTCAATGGTTTCGTCCCAGGTAAAAATTCCTAATTTTCTTGCCTTGAACAAATTTTCAAGGATGTTTGAATTAGTGGGTTGAGCTATTTTTTCAGAAATATTCAAAAATTTCAGATTTTTGCCATCGAATGATAACATAGGAATGTATTGCTCAATGTTAGCTTCAATTTCTCTGATTTGATTTTGATAATTTTCAAATTCTTCATCAACTATGAAATTTTCTTCAATAGCAACACGACCTAAAAAATGTCAATGACCGCTCATCTAGTGAAAAAATCCATGCTTTATGCTCGGGATCCCATTGTGCCATGTTTAGCTTGGGCTTTTCTTCTCTAATTCTTGCCAGCAGTGATTCGTTAAATGGAAATTCTAATTTAATTGTTTTTCCAAAGTTGGAATGTTCAAACATAGCAATACGTTTGAAGGAAGACACTAATCTTCTTGCCAGTCTAAATGACGGATTTTCCAAAAATGGCAAAATATCCTTGCCAAAGATAGAATTTAACTTTGCTACCTGTCTTTTAAGAATTTTTACAGACAATAATTCTTGCTTTTCTGTAAAACCTGAGCCCCGGGATATTTGATCGTGAAAACTGTATATCAATTTTGAATCATATGGATTCATTGACACATTACGGCTAATGGCAAGGGCAATAATTAGGTCTTCAATATACATAAAGTTATTATAACATAAAATAAAAAGGAGAGCAAGTCTCCTTTTTGATTACAGCACTACGTCTTCTAGTCCAGCTGTTCGAAGTTTGATGATATTACTCAATTGCCATTGTTTTATATCCAAAGCCTTGACAATGCCCAACCACTGATTTCGTAGCATGGCAAATTCGTTGATAATTTTTTCCATATCAACAACATCTGCTTCACCATCGACATATTTTTCAACGTCTCGACTGCTTAGTGCTCTTTGATAATTCTCTAGATATTTTTTAAATGCTTTACTACGAGTACGTCTTAATTCAATGTTCAAATATTCCAATACAGCTTCGATTTCTTGAAGTTGATTGAAACGTTGTTCAACAATACCGGGTAAATGGGCTGAGGCTTTTTCCACGTTGCCGTGAATCTTAACCTCATACCTTGCAGAATCTAGTTCTTTATAAAAGTGCTCTATGCAGTCAGGAAGGAACGATATGTCTTTGCTTACTTTAGAGTACCATGACATACTCAGTCCATGTCTTCACCGTAGTCGTAGTCTTCTTCGTCGATGTCTTCTTCGTCATCTTTGTTTTCATCTACAACTAACTGGATTGCATTGTCTAAGTACGTATCATATCCCATCAAACTTTCAAGGACTGACAACTCAACATCTTTACCTAACAAAAAGTCAACGTATTGATTAGCGGCAACTTCTTTGTTTTTATCAGAGACATATTCTCTGAATGTATCCCATACTTCTATGATTAGATCTTCTTCCATTATGCCTCCTCGGTGTCTTCACTTACTACTGGATCTACGGACTTTTCACCATTCTTGGAAATGTCTTCCATCATAATGGACAAGCCTTCTTTCTCGTTCTTTTCCCATGCCTTGCGGAACTGTTTGATGACTTCGCCATCTGTAGTTGTGTAAACAAGACTGTTGCCTTCTTTCTTCAACATACCTTTGGCTTCGAACAAGTCAACTAAACCGCTATGTGGACTCATACCTGTTGAATACGGAATCTCAACTTGTACAGCTTCGAAAGGTTTAGCATAACGAGTTTTCATAATCTTACAAGCAGAACGAATACCGTTAACTGTAGTAGTCTTATTACCATCTGCATCTGTTTTCAATTTCAACTTACGCATAGCAACTACAATAGAGCTTGCATAGATGAAACCTTGTCCACCGCTAATCTTATCGTCTGGATCAAACATGTCTTGCGATGCATAAGTGTGATTTGTACAAACCATACCCACGTTCCAAGAACCAAACATGTTAACACAGTTACGAACAAGACTTGTAAGTGCCTTAGGCTTACGGCCCATGTCACCTTTCATTTCACCTGCTTCGAACTGATTAACGTCTGTAGGAGTTAACAACATACCCAAAGAGTCGATTACAAATAATACCTTAGGACGAACGTCCTCAGCCATTGTTTTATACTCTTTCATGAATTCAGAAATAGTTTTAGCTACGTCATCAATCATGGCCATGTTAAGTTTTAGAAGTTTATCTTCACTGGTGTCAACACCTAGATCCTCTAACCATTTCTGATCAAGAGCATTTTCACTGTCAACTAGAACAACATAGATACCTTGTTCCTGTGCCGCTTTAATAATGTTACCGGAACAGATATATGATTTACCTGCTCCTGATTCGCCCGCAAAAACTGTTACTTTGCCCAGGGGAACTCCCTTGTAGAAGTCCCCTGAGATAAGATAGTTCAGGGCGTAGTTACCGGTTGAAATCCAATCGGTAGGGTCATTAAACCCAATTCCTAAGCCATCAATACTTTTAGTGATAGACTTACGGAACTTCGATATATCGAAGGCCTTTCCCATGTCTATCTCCTATTAAGTACTTTGACGATTGCGAATCATCGCAATGATATCTGCGGCTCTGCTAGATGCTTCACCACCTGCGCTCTCAGCTTTTGCGGCTGGAGGAGTGAATGATTTCTCTGCTGTTGCAACTTCTTCTTCCCAGGGTGCAGCCTCTTCGGCTACAGGTGCTGGTGCTGCCTTAGGAGCAGGTGCGGCTGCTGGTGCTGCCTTAGCGCCACCTTCATCTGCATCGCGGCCACCAAAGCCTGCTGGCTTAAAGTATTGGCTCCAACGATCTGGATCATATGCTTCGCCATCAACTGATGCTTCAAACATTTCTTTGATGACTTTAAGTTCAACTGCGCCTGGCTTCTTAGGTAAGAAGTCTGACAATTTGAACAAACCGTGTTGTGCAATAGCCGCTTGTTCTTCTTCGCTCAATGCACGTTCACGACGAGCCCAAGTTGAAGTAGAGTAGTCAGCGTAACCACCTTTGCTAGTTTTAGCAATCTTAAAGTCCAAACCACGAACGTAGTCTGTTGGCAATTCTTCGATCTCTGCATCCATTAGTGCGTTCTTAACAATGTTAAAAATCTGGCTACCAATGATGAATCGACGAATTGGATTCTCTGGAGTACGGTCTTCTTTGAACTTGCTGTCAACAACAAATCCTTGGAATAAGTAAGACTTTTTCTTCCAGTACTTACGACCCATATCTTCCAAGCTCTTGTCTTTGAACCAAGGACGAACCTCAGTAAGAATTGGACAGGTCTCACCCCACATTTCCATACATGGGACTTGCACAGTCACGGGCTTAGAATTTGTTTCACCTTTAATTCCAGCAAAAGGCAATTTGATCATTGCTCGCTCTAACCAGAAAAAAGTGTTGTTTGTGTCGCCATCGGGCAAGAAACGAACTGTTACGTTTGTGTTTTCTGCGATGTTCCAGTGTGGAAAAATTGCGTTGTCGCCGCCGGATTGTCCGCCGGTTTGTTGTGCGCTCTGTTGAAGTTTTGCGCGAATTTCTGCTAACGTTGCCATAATAATGTTTCCTTAATAAAGTTTTATGTGCCGCTTTCTTAAAGCCAACTGACTAAAAGAAAAACTGTGCATAGAGTTAACTATACACAGTTTTATTTATGTTTGCAACCTAAAAGGTGCAGATAATATGGTTTATTTTGCCAATCCGGATAATTTCATAATTGATGAAAGTTCTTCACTCATTCCCAATTCTGCCTTCTTACGGGCTAGACCTGCTGAGCTTGTTGGGCTATTGGTTTTTTCTTTTTCTAAATCTTTGGTAGACATTTTCCAGTCGCCGCCTTGTTCCTTGCGCTTGTATGCAGGAACTTGACTCTTGTCTGGACCACTTTCATTTGGTCCGCGGTCGTCTGGAACGCCAGCGGCCTTCAATGCATCTGCTCGATCACCGTAACCTTTAACACCTGGCTTGATATCTTTAGATGCCTGTCTAATCGCTGCCTTTTCTGTGTCAGAGGCATTGCTAGCATCAACGTGCTTCATTGTTGTAGAAGCTTGATGACTTTCTCTACCTTCAACTTTTGCCTTAATGTTGCCCACAAGTTCTTTTAGTCTTGCTAATCCGTCATCACCGTTAACTTGTGTGCCATGACGTTGTTGCCATTCTTGTGTTAGTTTGTTCATAAATTGTTCTGCCATTTGAGCTGCTTGTTCGCCTGCTTCTTCTCCAAACTTTTCACTGATAGATTTCTTAACATCTAGTACAATGCCTTCGCCACCGCGGAATGGTCCAACTTCTGGGTTGTCACGATTATAAAAACTCTTAACAATCTTAGCAACTTCTTGTACCATTGAGCTAGTATCTTTACCTTCAGCTACTGGAGGTTGTGCAGGAAGCGCCTCAGGAGCAGGTGGTGGCACTTCTGCTGGTGGTTGTTCTTGTCCTGAACCAGTTAGGCCTAGTGCTACTAACAGTTCTGGGTAGCTTTCTTGAGCCCACATTTTTAAAACTTCCATAGGATCAGCAGATGGATCTAATTCAGATGCTGATTTAAATTTATCTTCTAAGTCAGAATCAGTTAGACCCAAGCCGCTGAAAAATTGCCATGCTGTTTGACCGTCAGGACCTAATTCTAGTTCGCCGTTAGGCAGTTCATTCATTGCTTGTTTTAATGCTTGAATTTGATCATCAGTTAGTTGACCTTGCTCAGTTGCTTCTGCCCATTCTTCAAATTTGCTAAATGCATTTTCTTTAACACCAGTTCCGCATACGCAAGGGTCTTCCTTGCAATCTGGACAAATGTCTGTTTCTTCATTTACATATTCTTCTAGGTCTACTGTATTTGTTTCTTGCATGATTTTGTGGATCAATGGAAAGAAACTTGCTAGGTCTTCTTTGAAATTTGTTTCTGTAAATTTTGCCTTGTAGGTTTCCATAGTTACAGGATCTAGTTCCATTAGGTCATCGCCCTGGTCTACTCCTGCTAATTCTGTTACCCATGATTCATAATGATGACGCTTGCTTAGTGCTTCGATAGTTGCTTTTAGTTCATTTAATCGGCCTACGGCCCTTTCTGTAATTCCCATAGCGTCATCATGTAAACTTGTGTGCTGTACTTGTCTTTGGAATTCTTGTAGTTGT